TTCATGACCCGAACGGAGTCTGTGGCCTTCAGGTGATAGGAGGCCATCACGCTGGTCATGGCGTTCGTCACCGCCGACAGCGACGCGTTCTCCTCGCGCGCCCCCTGCGCGGCGGCCTTCAAGACCTTCAGGCCGTCCGCGCCGCGGTACCCGGCCTTCTCGACCTGGTACATGCCGTCGGTGAGGTTGTGCCAGTCCGTGCCCGTCCCGGAGGCAATGTCGAGGATGCCCTTGCGGACCGTGGCCAGGCCCTTGACGGTCTCGCCGGCCGCCGTGTGCAGCACCATCGTCTGGGCCTGGAAGTCGCCGGCCATCTTCACGGATGCGGCAGCCACACCCACGCCGACCAGGGACACCGACCGGCCCATGCGGGCCATCCCGGCATACATGGTGGCGCCTGCCGAGCGCATACCCGCCGCGGTGCCGTCGACCTGGGTTCGGGCCTCCCGCAGTGTCGACCGCAACTGCGTCATGTCGCCCATCAACCGCACCAGGACAGGCGGCAGCAGCATGCCTTCGGCCACGACAGCGCCTCCCCTCGTCTGCAGGCGGCGCCAGCCGGAAGAGGGAAGGAGAGGTCATGTGCGGGAGATGGCTGTCCGCCACGCAGTCTGGTAGGCGCGCGACAGCGCACCCGAAGCGGCCAGACGGTCGAAGGCCGGCTTCACGAACGGCCTGGCGGGAAGAGTCGCCGCGTGGCCGCGGCCGGTGACCCCGCCCAGCTCCTGGATCCGCCCGTACACGGCAGTGGGGCCGACTTGCGCCTGCCACCGGTAGGAGCCCGCCGGCGTCGGGCCCTTCACGGTGATGGACCGGCGTAGCGTGCCCGTCACCAAGGACGGCGGGTCCCCGGGGTTCGACGGCGTGGGCGTGCCCTTGCTGTGGCTCGACGTGGTGAGGACTCGTTTGATCTCGGCCTCGACCAGGTGGCCCGCTTCGGTGGTGGCGCGCCGTGTGGCAACGTTCAGTGCCACGGCCATGCGCTCTATAGCCGCGGTCAGCTCCGACACTCCGACGATCTCCACGCCGCTGCCCACGTGGCCATCACCCCCGTTGTGCTTCCCGCATGGCGTCCTTCTCCGCGCGGGCACGGGCCTTGTCGAACTCGGCGACGATCACCGGCAGGTGCGCGTCCAGCCACGCCGGCATGCCGTCGACATCCGCCGGGGTCCATCCGAAGCGCTCGGCGTACCAGAAGTAGTCCCACGCCTCGTCCAGGGCCGTGACCGGCTGGCCGAGGGGAATGTCATGACCCTCCAGCCGTGCCCTCAGGCGGCGGAGGGCACGGTAGGGGATGCCGGGTCGGCGATCTGCTGGGGGGTGGGCTCGGGCTTCTCCGGGAACACCAGGGCGCGCGCCGGCTCGATGGCCTCCATCAGGGCTTCGTCGTCCTCGATCGGCAGCAGCTCCAGCGACTGCGGGCTCTCCCCGGGGAGGGGCAGGTCGTAGGACCAGTCGATGATGAGGACGGCGAGGAGCCCGTCGGTCATGTCGTAGGCCATCGCCATGATCTTGTCGGTGTCGCCGGACACGTTGGCCATGGCGCGCTTCTTGTCGCCGCGGCGCAGCGTCTTGGCGTCCCGCAGCTGGATCCAGTTCCCCGAGGGCAGGGTGATGCGCTGAGTGGTGGACATGTGTGTGCTCCGATGGTTGTGCAGAAGGCGGGTCAGTAGCCGGCGGCGGCGTTGTTCGTGACGCTGATCTTGCAGGGGCTGTAGCCGCCGGAACCGCCCGCGTTGACGGTGTTGAGGACGGCGTTCCACGACGTGGAGTATTCGACGGCGGCCTTGGTGCCGTCGGACTCGACCTCGGTGAACGCGGCGACCTGGATGTCGAACTGGAAGGTCACCTTGTTGGTGCCGGTGAGTCCGTTGTCGAGGACGAGCTGCAACTGGGGCTGCGTGTTGTTGAGCATGTACAGCAGCGGGGATTCGTCTGCGGCGACGAAGTTGAGCTTGCCGGCCAGGGACAGGCCGCCCCGCTGGATGATGTACGGGTTCTGCGCCCCAGTCGTCGTGTAGTAGGGCGACAGTTCCCTGGTCAGGGTCAGCTCGCCGTCGGTCGACGTGGTGACGAGCGTCCCGCCGCTGGCGGGGCCGCCGATGCCGACCATCATCCGCCAGGACGCCACGGGCAGCACGGTGCTCGGATTCGCCGTCGGGGTCGAGCCGAGGGCGACGGACGGGAAGCTGGTGCCCTTGCCGGACCAGGTGAGCAGTTCCGACTCGGCGTTCCACTTGAAGCCGACCTCGGACAGGCATGTGCCGGGGTACTGGCGGGCGCCGGATGTGGCGGTCGGGCCGAGGAAGTGCGTCAGGGTGTGGCTGACGGGCTGGCCCGAGCCGGAGTTCAGGAGGCTGTGCGCCTGCGTGTAGGGGCCGGTGACGGGCTGCACGGCCTGGGCTGAGGCGTGGGCGTACTGGAGGCCCGTGGCCGGCGTGGTCAGTGGGATGGTGTAGGGGCCGGAGCCGCTGGGCGTGCCGGTGGTGAACACTTCGGCGGTGGCACCGGTGCCGATCTGGATGGTCGTGGAGGCCGGGATGGTGGCAGCGGTGGTGATGCTGGTTGCGCCGACTGCGGCAGATGCCGACAGGGTGGTGCTGCCGGTTCCCGTGGAGGTGCCCGTCGTGGACAGGTCACCGAGGATGTTCCGGAGGAAGTAGCCGATGCCGTCGCCGTAGGCGGGGCCGCCGATCTCGATGTCGGCGGACTTCACGCCCTGGATCTTCGCGAAGGAGTCGGTGGCCATGGAGCCCCGCCACGACTTGTCGTCGAGGAAGGTGGGGTTGTCCTTGGGCTTGAAGTCGTCGCACAGCACGGTCGCCGTCATGGCGACGGGCGTGCCCTGCGAGGTTTCCGTGGCGATGCCGATGAACTGCTTCGCCGGAGCGAACGTGGTGGGAGTCGGCACCGGTTACTCCTCGCTGTTGGGGGCCGGCTCGTTGTCGGCGGCCTGGTTGGGCTTCTTGCGGGTTCTGGTCCAGCGCCCGTCGTTGGGGGGCCCGAAGGGCCACTCGAAGACCGTTGCCGGCACGGCGGGTGTCTCCGGGCCGTCGCCCTCGGCGGGGGCTGCGGGGCGGGGCGCCCGTGCCGTGAGGGGCACCTGCGGGTAGATGCAGTCGGACGTGTGGTTGTACTCGTACACGCCGGCGTCGGCGCTGCTGTCTCCGCCAGGCTCGGCCGCCTGCGGCTGGTCGGCCTTGGTGGCAGGTCCGGTGGGATCGACTTCACCCACGTCGGCACCGGGGTCTTTCGTCTTGCTGGTGGACATGGCGCCTCCGTGGCGGTTACGCGTTCACGAACTCGATCGCCGCGAACGTCATCTCCAGGTAGCTCTTGGTGAGTTCTGCTTTCGTCTCCGGCTGCCCGTAGGTGAAGTCGATCCCGTCTAGGCCGCCATCGACGAGCTCGCCGGCCTGGAAGACGGCTCCCCCGAGAGTGCGGTCGAGCCGCATCAGTTCCACCAGGGAGTCGCGCAGGGCATAGACGTCGTCCTGGGCGTCCTCGGCGTAGGGCGTGCGGGAGCGGATGAAGCAGCACAGCTGCACTTCATAGGTGATCTGCTTCATGCCGTTGTGGGCACCCCCGAGCGCGACGCGGCGCTCCTGGTGGCGGGGGATGAACACGACGATCTGGCAGCCGGTGCGGGCTCCGGCGAACTGGCCGTGGAAGTAGTCCTCATGGTCGTCGCGTTTGGCCCAGGCCCTGCGGACGACGCCCACCGTGGGGAGAGGCGAGGACCGGTAGGTGCGCGTGTCGGCGTCATAGGGGCCGCCGAAGTAGCGGCAGATCCCGTCGAGGGCGGTCTGGATGGTCACCGCGTCACCGGACCCGGGCGTAGCGGGCGAGGATCCGTTCGGCCTCTTTGACGAGACCGGAGCCATCCTTGCGCGGGTCGCGTTGGCGGGTCCCGGATCCGAGCTGGGTGTCCGGGTAGGAATCCTCCGCGGCCGTGTCGGGGCGCATCAGCGACGCCACGGCGTAGTTGGTGACGGCGAGCCGCATGTCGGCGGGCATGCCCGAGAAGTCGTGGCCGGCCGTGTGCGCGAATACCGTCGGGGTGGCCAGGGAGACAGAAGTGGGGACCGGTGGGCTGGTTGCCGCCGGCGGCACCCACGTGGGACTCACGGTCACCGTTTCTTCGGAGCCGGGCTCCCAGATCCGGTACGAGCTTCCGGGCATGACGCCGACCGGGTTCGCAACCGTGAGTGTGGTTGCCCCCGGGGTGCTCGGCGCCGACAGCTGGGTGGCGACACGTCCGGCGACGTAGGTCACCTGCGTGAACACGTCACCGCCCGGGGTGGGGCCGCCGAATTGGAGACTGCCCGACCATCCCCCGGTGGTTCCGAAGGCGAACACGATCTCGCTGTCGTCCTCGACCCAGGCGGTTGCGTCGTCCAGCACGGTGAGGGCTGTCGGCGTCCAGCCGTACCCGACGCTGACGACCGACAGGACCGGCCAGTGATTGGGGTGGATCTTCAGGTTGCCGTCGCGGTCGAAACGCGCCCGCTGCCGCTGGGTCACCACGTGCGCGTCGAGCTGCTGCGAGCACCGGTTCGACGCCCAGTCGGACGCCATCAGCAGCAGGTTGACGAGTTCCGCGATCTGGTCGGCATCCGACGGCGACCCGTTGCGGAGGTCGTCCAGATCGAGATACGTGGGGTGTGCCTTGAACGCGTCGGCGCTGACGAACGGGACTACCGCGTGCATGGTTCCTCCCGTTCGCCGGGTCGGGTGGTCAGGAGGGCTGGCGTACCCAGGTGCCGTCTTCGCAGCCGACGGCGGTGGCGCCGTCCGGCCAGCCGTTCGGGAAGTGAGTGGGGCAGGGCACGTCGCTCGGTTCGGGCGGCTTGCTGTCCCCGTGCTGCTCCTCGTCGCCCGGCCCCGTGTCGGCGTCGGGTGTGGTGCTGCCGCCCTCGTCCGGGCCCAACTCGCCAGCGGCCGAGTCGGCCTGCGGTGTCGGTGTTTCCTCCGGGGCGCCGGTGGCCGGGCCGTCCTGAGGTGCGGCGGCGGCGCGCTTCCTCGGTGGCATCAGGTGGTCTCCTTCTGGCAGGCCCCGCCGCAGCGGGAGCAGGTGGTGAAGAACGAGCCGAACCCGCAGCCATCGCAGCGGTAGCCGCCCCGGGTACGGCCGCCGAGGTTCGCGGGGAACGCGCCGAGTTCCCGCAGCGCACGAATGTGCCGCGGGTTGTCGACGGTGACAGCGCCGTCACGGCCAGGCGTGTAGGAGCCGGTGCGGACCCCGGTGCGGGCGCCCTCGATGTCGACGCCGCGGACGGCGCCGTCCGGCAGGCACAGTCGGGCCATGCGGTTCTCTCCTTGATCGGG